AGTATAACGTGTGTCTACTGCTTCAATGTCTACAATGTAAATAGTCATTAGTTTCTCCGGTTATTAAACTTCTTACCAGCATTACGTGCCTTTGCACGAAGCCATCCTTGATGCTTGTTGTATGCAATCCACACAGGAGCATCCGATTTATAAAGATCTTTTTCGTTAAAGACCTTTCCTTCGAAGCGACAGTAGTCGCGGAATTTATCCAAGTCGTTAAACACTTTAGTATACGCATTACGATTAAATTCGATTGCCATTTTTGTTTCTCTCTTTTTAATAGCACTAGGGTTTCGGGTAGTAAATTGAACAGCCGTTTTCATTATCTTCAGCTACGCTGATTTCTACAAATCGGCCTGGGTATTTTGTAGAAATTTCTTGGTACAAGTCATCTGCAATCATTTCACAGCTCTTGTGGTCGAGCTCTAGTACGCCTTCGACGTCATAGAGTCGTTGCATCCAGCGTTTAAACTGAATGAATTCAATGTCGCGATCATTGTGAAATACTTCAATACGAACACGAAAGTGAAAAATATGACGATGCGGAATACCTAAGAATGATACATCATCCCAATCGCCGGTTGCTAGTTTAGGATCAGTATCTGCGCCAGGGTACATATGCACGCCTTCTTTATTAAAGGTTACCCAAATACTACGTTCTGCTTTACGCATTGTATTTTCTTGTGACATTTTATTATCTTCTTCACGCATCATACGCTTCATACCTTCATAATATCGTTCGTTTTCAGGATTGTTATCTTCTATTGTAACTTCATTCATAGTACTAGTATACCTTCTTTTAGTTGTGTTGTCAATTGTTTTCTAACCATTTTTCCACTAATTTTGCTTGTTTTTTTGCACCCTCTACACTAAAATGCTTACCATTATCAATAACATAGTCATTAAAGTTTAGCATATCTTCTATTATTGGAAATGGATAGTTGTATCTAGGAGTAGTATGAAAAAACTGTATATGCGATTGTGTTTGAATAAGGTTAATTAATGCTTTGCTATTAATGTCAGTATAATAATCATTACTAAAGTATTTGTAGTACATTTTACCAAATTTAATAAATTCATTATCACTTGACATATTGTCAAAAACAGCACCAGGTGTAAGAGCAACCATTTCTAGTTCTTTTGGAATACTATAATAGTTGTCCGAAATTTGGTAATAGTTTACATCTAACCGATCAATGTCTAATGCAAAACTTAATCTAGTAGGAGTTGTTAATTGAAAGATTACTTTTTCGACATCTACCTGTTCTTTTGCAATTTCTAATAAATGTAAACTTGTAAGTAGACTGTTGCCAGGGTATGCATAGTTGTAAAAGTTATGTTGTGGCATTATTTCTGACAGAGCTTCCACCCAAGAGTAAGGTTGTTCAGGACAACCTGCACTCCAACTACATCCAGCAACTACAATATTCATTTTACAACTTTATCAGATCCATATTTTGACCAGTCTGTGAACTTATCTCGGTCCATTAAATCGTGCAAACTATGACACCAAACGCCAGGATTGCTTGCCTTAAAGTCTTTATCATCAATCTTCAACATAGTGTTGTAGTTCCACAGTTTTGCATAAGGCAAAGGAACACGAAGTTGTGGGATAAAATTTTCATATTCTGTAAGACCACTTTCAAGAAATTCTTCTGCGTAACTAATTGGAATATCTAAACTGCAAAGTTTACCTGCTGTCAAGAATGCTTTGATCATTCTTTCCCAACTAGTCCATTCTTGTTCATTTAGTGGTTCAAACGAATGATTAGCACCAAAGAAGATATGTTCACACTGTTCTTCATCGTAATGCTTTTGTATAATATCACAAGGTTGTGTGCCTGTAACAAATAAAGTTTTCATTCCAACTGCAGGAGTCTTTTCAACTTCTATACCTGTAAAGAATATAGGAGTATCACTTACGCCGCTTTCGTAATCTCGTTTCATTACTTTAGTTTAATCCCTGTTGTTGATTCAATATATTGATTGGCCATAGTTGTTTCAGTTTTTGCAATAAACACAATGGTAGCTAAATTTACTTCTAATTCAGTATCAGGACTTACAGTAAACGTAAACGGAACCATTCCTAATCCTTCTTTAGTCATTGTAAGTGCCATAGGCTTTTTAACTTTAATATGTGTAGTGTCTTTTTTTACTAGACGTGCAACAATTTCTTCGCCAGCTACAGTTTTGAAACTAATTGTATCGCCTTCTTTATATGATGATTCTAATAACATGTTTTATCCTAGTTGTTTAAGTTCAGTCTCTAGCCGATGTATTTCATCTTTAAGCCAAAGTTTTTGTGTTTTCATGCGGTTAAGTATTTGTTCGCTTTCAAATTTATTATACAACATTTTTATCTCTTCGTCAAGTGATCTATGTTTCTTATATAATTCTTGTAAATGCACAGCTATTTTATCGTGTTGCTCCGTGTAGTTGCTCATCTTCTAAATCCTCCAACTTGGTTTCGTCTAGTGTATCTTCTTCGATAACAGTTTCTTCTACATCAAATAGTGCGTTAAAGTGTGTACTAGCATTTACAGTTTTCTTACCAATAGCACCTCGTGTGCCTGGAATACTCATCCAAAACTTTGAATACTTTTCAATTAATTCTAGCGATGCTTCTTTCGAACCTGCGGAGAATATTTCCTCTACAACATCTCTAAATGTAATTCTATCAAACTGCTCTTGTACAAGCATCTTAGGTATAACACCTGCGTCATACTGTCTGTTTGCTTCTTGTACTGCGTTTACATGACTCCATACATTGTGACCCATTTGAATAGCATATGAAAAACTATCCCATGATGTTTTTCCTTCTTTGCCTATTTTATTTAGGTCACCTGGTTTATAAACACAAACATCTTTTACAAGCATACCGTCTGTTACAGGTGAATCTTCAAAGTTTTTAAATATTCCATCTTGTAGTACAGCATCTTTAAAAGTACGTGTGTCGGTTGCATACTTCTTATCGTCTACACTTGGAACCATTCGATAAGTCCATTTGCCTCTATCAGGAGTTTCATTTTGAATGTATACTTGTCCATTAGCAGTTGCTAAGAAAGGACTTGCACAATCAAATGTAAGCATCATATTAGGGTTGTAATACTTACGTATAGCACGTTGTATGTCAGTTAATAGTGTAGCCCACTCTAGTTTAGATGTGCCTAAGAAGTGCATTACATCGTGTACACCTTGTTGTAGCAGGTTATCATAATGTAGTGTAACAATACGTTTAAGCACCAAGTGTACGTCACACATATTCTGACCACCCATTGACCATCCATTAAAGTGATTGTCAGGATACTTAACCGGGTCACAGTAATCTTTCATCTGCTCATACCAGTCATCTGCGTCTGCGTGATTCTCACCTTGCAAAACATTTAACAACTTACAAGCACCTGTTCTATGCTTCATCCAATAGTCATTGTTGATGCGTGTTGCCTTAACTGCGTCTGCATATGTACTAATGCCTGTTGCTTTAGCACCTTCAGGTGAACGTGCTACCCAGGCTGGAATATCAAGTATCATTCCGTAGTCCATGTAAGCGTCCATCCAACGCAATACACCATCTCTTTTCTTTTGAGCCTTTGGACAGTTAGGATCTTTCCAGTCACCTTCCCATACACCTTTACCAATTTGGAAACCACCTGAATCACCAAGTAGCCAAGTGTTAGCTCTATCTCTATTACGCACCATGTCTTCTTTAGGTACAATCTTATTTGTATCTAAGTCAGCATGTCCTGCAGAATAGAGTGTCCACTTATAAGTGAACGCTCCTTCTTTTGCATTGAGATAGTTAAGACTTTCTACACCATTGTTCCAGTTAGCAGGAATACGAGTGTCTTCGATATAAGGACCTTTAACAGGATCAGGAAAGCGTTGCTTACCTACATATGTCGCATAAAATCCACTTAGTGCTGGTAAAAAGTGTGCGTAGTCGTTTTGTGATGCTGTTAAGTCTTTATTCATCTTTATCCTTAATGTGCTTATAGTCTAAGTAATTAGAACACCATTCGTAAAATTGTCTATCTGTATCAGGCCAAAGCTCAGAAAATACTTTATCTTTTTTACGCATTTCTCTAAAATCTTTTCTAGCCTGTTTTTCAGTTATCATATATTACTTACTTTGTGCTGGAAGAATGTAATCGTATTTGACCATACCACTATCAATAGTAATCATCATAGCGCCTTGATCTGAAATACTCATTGTTGCATCACCATCAAGTCCTAAGATTGCTTGTACTTGTGCTACTGGCCAACTCCATGTATGTGCTAGTGTAGCTTCAACACCATGTTGGAATACAAACTCACCTGCGTGTGTACTTGCATCACCAAAACTAAAAACTAAGTTACCG